ACTGCTATACAGGTAGTAGAGTCTAATTCTGTAGAAAGAATTAATGGCATAGCTATTGATGAAGTAATGGAACATGCTGAACACATAGGAAATCAAGCTGAAGATTTCCTTAAAGAACAAGATAATAATAATGACAATGAGAAGGGAGATGACAACGATGAATGATTGTTGGCAACTTATAAACGATGTAATACCAGTATCACAAAGGATACTACTATACGGTCCCCCAGGTACAGGTAAGACATACAGTGCAGTAAAAGAAAATGCACCTATAAATACAGATGGAAGTACAAATGTATTTCAGATAACAATGACAGAAGACACAGCTAGTGCAAACCTTGAGGGGTTTTATAAACCTAGTAGTGACGGAAACTTTGTATGGAATGACGGTTTAGCTATACAGTCATGGAGAACTGGAGGTAGATTGGTTATCAATGAGATAGACCACGCTTCACCAGATGCTATGACATTTCTGCATGCTATATTAGATGACCCAGAAATTGCTGGTATCACTTTAAATAATGATACTAAAGAAACTGTTAAACCTTTACCAGGTTTTCAAGTAATAGCTACAACTAACAGTCCACCTGAGAGTTTACCTTTAGCATTAAAGGATAGATTTCCAGTAAAGATTAACGTTGATACTATACATCCTAAAGCAATGGAGATATTCCCTAAAAACTGGCATGAAGTAATTAATGATACAACATTAGTTGATGACCCAGAAGATAGAGTATCTGTTCGTTCATGGAAAGAGTTCTTTATGTTATTAGATAAAGATTTTAGTGAAGACAAAGCTGCTAAATTAATCTTTGGTTCTAAAGCTGAGGATATTATTGATGCTGTGATGATTGCTAAAGCAACTGATGGATAAAGCAAAACCATATCCAGGTATTATAACTAATACACAATGGGTTATTAATGAAACTTATGATGATTCAAATATCTTAACTGATAATTTAAATAATCAAATGACAGTTCCATTAGGTAAGAACTGTGAGTTTTGTGGTGTTAATCACTATAGATATGTAAGAAAATTACAGCTAGGCCATGCTAAGTGGTCGCCTAAAACAATAGGTAAATTAAAACCTAATGTTAGACGTGAAGCTGTATCAATATTATCTGATATAAGAATTGCATGGATACTAAGTACAGAAAATATAACTTATGTTAGTGGTACTAAATGTCCACCTTTAATACTAAAAGAATTTGATTACCTATTACAAGTAGGTAGTGTTGGAGAAATTCTAATGTTTATGTTAAAGTATATATCTTTTCAAGACAGGAAAAGTTATTATTACAGAGCATATGATGGTATTGGAGATACTGTAGTACACCTTAATAACTTATTAAAATATTACTCTGATGATATGAGATTCACTATGTTAAGACGAAGTGAATATCAATTTATACAAGCACAACTATATGCTGTATTAAATATCTTAATAGATAAGAGTACAAAAAATATTATACCATTCAATCGTGTTAAAGTAGCTGCTGAATATTTAAGTATGTTACTTACAGAGTTCTTTGATAGACCTAAAGAAGAAGACATATGGGATATGTCTTTAAAGAATAGTAATACAGGAGAACCTAACGAATCAGAGAACGAAGGTGATAACACCGAGGAAACTGATGAGGATTCAACGCCAGCTGGTGGTTCGAGTGAAGAACAACGTCTTCAAGATAGAATGCGTAAAGAACTTATGAAAGAAATGTCTTATCATTCTACTACTGGTATAGGTAAATGGGGTGAAATGGAAATACATGAACCCGCACTTACTGTTAATTTAAATAGTAGGTTAAAAAATGGTAGAGGAGTTAGAGCTTCTAACATGGGTCATAATCCTAGAAAGATAAATAGATATTGTATTGATAAACAAATCTTCCAACAAAGACATAGAGTAAAAGGAGGTACTATATTAATAGATGCTTCTGGTTCTATGAGATTTGATGGTGATGATATCTTAGAAATTATGGAACAGTTACCAGCTGTAAACATTGCAATGTACAATGGATTTGCTACAACAGGAAACTTACGTGTTATAGCTAGAGGTGGTAGAAGAGTTCATGATGATTATCTTTGGGACCATAAAGGTGGTGGTAATGTAGTAGATGGACCAGCATTACGCTGGCTATCAGAGATGCCGCAACGTAGGATATGGGTATCAGACATGAAAGTATTTGGTGCAGGAAGAAACAGTTCAGGATTTAATTTACTTAAAGAATGTTATGACTTATGTACTAAGAATAAAATTATTAACTTAAAAGATATAGATGAAGTAAAAGAATACGCATTAAAATTGAATATGTGATAAGATGAAAAGTATTAGAAGGTAAGCTTGTAAAAGTGTAGTGTTTCCTTTCCGCTATCAAAGCCTTCTAAAGTAATGGAATAGAGTCGGAAGAGAACTCCGAACATGGTTTAATTCGTACTATCTGTACAATGTCAATCCCAATAGTGAACACCATTACACTTTTCTACTCGCATATAATATAAACAATGTATAATGAACACTATGAAAGATATAGAAAAACTGCTGAAAGAAGCAGAAATCGGAAAAGTAAGTAGCATACTAGAACGAATAACTGATGAAGCTATACCATTCTGGAATGGTATAGAAGAGATGGTTAAAGCTGGTAGAAAACCTAAACCCTATGTGGTAGCTAGGTTGCTACGTGATGAATATAATATAAAGATAAGTGAGACCGCAGTGCGTACTCATTTTAGAAATATGTTAGAACATGACGAATAAAAAAAAGGTAGAAGAGTTATTAGCTGAGGCTGAGTCTCACAAGATTCAAGAACTTAAAGCTGATAATGTAAAGTTACTACGTCAATTAGAGAAAGCTAAGAATAAAAAAGCTGACATGATTGAGGCAGTATATCAAGCTGTATCTACTAACTTACGTACATGGGACAAACCTAAGATACCTAAACCTAAACTTCATAAGAAAAATAAGAATGAAGAAGTAGCTGTTGCAGTTCTTAGTGATGTACAATTAGCGAAAGTAACGCCTGATTATAACACACAAGTAGCAGAAGAACGTGTCATTGAATACGCAAATAAGATAGTTGAGTTGACAAATGTACAACGTTCTGCACACCCAGTTAACAAATGTGTAGTGCTAGCTGCTGGTGATATTGTAGAAGGCGAGCTTATATTTCCAGGACAAACACATCTTATTGATGCTAGTTTATATAACCAAGTAACAATAGATGGACCTAGAATATTGACAAAGTTCTTCGATACATTATTGGCCAACTTTAATGAAGTAGAAGTACATTGGGTGATAGGTAATCATGGTAGTTTAGGAGGCCGTGCAAGAAAAGATTATCATCCAGATTCCAATGCAGATAGAATGCTTGGAAAGATTATGTCAATGATATATAAGAATGAAAAAAGAATATCATGGACAATACCTGATAGCACAGGTGATAACCATTGGTTTGACATTGCAGATGTAGGTGAAGAATGTAAGTTCTTTGTATGGCATGGTGATAATGTTAGAGGACACAGTGGATTTCCATGGTATGGCTTTGGTAAAAAACTATTAGGATGGAAAGCATTAGCGTCAAGAGGATTAATGCCTGACTTTGACTATGCAATTGCTGGACATTTTCATACACCTACGACAATGTATGTTAACGATGTACGTTTATGGGTTAATGGTAGTACTGAAAGTTATAATACTTATGCATTAGAACAACTAGCTAGCATGGGTAGACCATGTCAATGGCTACTATTTGCTAAGCCAGGTGCAGGAGTAACTGCAGAATACCTTGTAAAATTGAATCATAAGTGATACAATAGAATAGTATGAAAGAAAACTTAGTTAAATCTGAGTGGAAGTTACAAAGTATTGAGTACAGTGGGACTGGTGACAGACCACACTTCATACTTATTAACGACCAAGGTGACTTTAAAATGGAACCAGTTGAACGTGGTATCCACAACTTAAGAAAGTTACTCAACTTAGAGAGCTGATATAATTTATTTATCGTTCTCTCTTTTTGAGTTCAAACGATAAATAAAGGAAAGGTTATTATGACTAATAACATTGATTTACTATCCCCTTTTCCAAAGGAGTTAGTACGTAAAGCACCGGCAGGTAAGTTCGGTGATTATGTTCCACACGCACATTACGTTGAGCGTTTAAGGGACAGTGGAATACAATATACATGGGAATGTGAACCAGTATATAGTATGCACAATGGTGAGAAGCGTATAGTAGGTGCTAAAGGTATCATTACACTAGATGGTATGGGTAGCTACACAGGCTTTGGAGATATAGATACATTTAAATTAAACAACGACAAGTTTAATGATGGTAGTAATCTCAAAGATGCAGAGTCTGATGCATTTAAACGTGCATGTATGAGGTTTGGTCTTGGTGTAGAGCTATGGTCTGGTAGTAAACAGACTGAAGAAGAAGCTACAGCTGAAGCTGCAACATCACGTGAAGATGACATAGAAGTTACTAAGTTAGATATGCGTAAGAAAGAAAACAAACCTACAGCTGAAGATATCAAACGTATGGAAGCTATTATGGATAGCATAGTTAGTGAAGGTGTTACTGTAGATGAAGGTAGCACTGATGATGCAGAAGAAACACCACCATTCTAATGCAAGATTTATCATTTATAACTACAACTATACAAACTATGACTGCATCTGTACAAAATACAGAGACATTACATAAAATAATTGGCACAGCCAATCAGTATGCTAAGACTATGAAGTTCTCTAACGATAAGACTCAATGGTCTGATGAACAGTTAGATAAATATCTAGCTATGATAGAGAAGTTAATAGACATGCCTGTAGAATATACACAAGATGACTTCGATAAGATGTCATTGGAAGAAAAGTTAAATGCTGCAGGATTAGCAGCTACTGATATAACTCCTGGACTACAAGGTGCAGGTGACATGCTTGGAGGCATAGTGGAAGAAGTTCAAGAACAAAATAAATATAGAGATGATTTGAAATGTCCATACTGTAAAGCAATGGTATATGATAATCGTAACAGCAAGAAATCAGACAAAAGTCCTGACTTTACTTGTAGTACTAATGACCCAGTTGTATGTGGTGGACATACAGGTAAATGGCGTAAGTCATGGTGGTTAGATAACACAGACATACCAAAAGAGTGGAATGTTTAATGAATAGATTGCAGCGTAGAGCTGCTAAGTCTAAAAAAGGAACCAGATATAGAGGATTAAGTAAGCGACAAGTGCTTACACCTGATAGCTGGAGATAAGGAGGGGTTAATGATACCTGAATCATTTAGAGGTGAAGATATACCAGCCTATATTAAAAGCAAGACACAACTTGTAGCTTATATACTTACTAGATACATGGGAGAAAGTCCTATAAGTAACTGGGAGTTTGTAGCTGAGTTGTATTGCCATAGGTTTGGTGGAATTATACATAATCTTAGGCAGGAAGGTTATAAGATAACAACTTTACCCGCAAAGAAACGTGGATTAGTACATTACTATTGTACTGAACTACCAACTAAAGCTGCCATTAGCTAATGATAGAAATAGTTGTTGGCTGTTTGTTCCCTTATTTACTTACAGCCAATACATTACCTGTATATCAAGAATGTTTACAAGTACAAGAAAATATTGTAGTTGTATCTAGACACACAGACATGGTATCCAGGTATTTTAAGGAGGAAGACATCTTGCTTGCACTTAATGTTATTTACTGTGAAAGCAGTGGCCGCACATCTGCTGTAGGTAATAACAAAAATGGTACGCAGGATGTTGGACTCTGGCAATTTAATGATGATACATGGGATTGGTTAAAATCTAAGCTTGGTATAATAAGTAATAGAACTAACCCTGAAGTATCTACTGCAGTTGCAGCATGGTTAGTTTACAATGATGGATGGCACCATTGGAATAGCAGTAAAAAATGCTGGAAAGATTACGACAATAAGTATCTATACATGGAGGAAACTTAATGAAAAAATTTTTTAAAAGTACATCTAATTCTAAAAATTTATGGCGTAAAAAATTATACGACATAAAATGTTTAAACTGTGAAGAATTATTTAGAGCAGATACAATAAAAGCTAGAAGATGTACATCATGCGAACAAGAAATGTTTGATTTATATTTTGGATGGGAGAGTAATAATGGATAAAAAGAAATTAGATATAGATAAAGTTAATATCTTTACACATCATAGGTATTTGAAAGTATGGTCTTCCATGTTTAGTAAAGCATGTGGCAGCGATACATTTAATGTACCACCAGATACAGCAAAACTAAGATTTCTTATGGATAAGTTTGTAACAGATTATAATTGGAATTTAGAACAACTTGATAACGAACATCAACATGACGCACATGTTAAAGACTATAACAAGATTGAAGCTGCTAAAGAAGAAGAATGAATCTATCTGCAATAAGAGAAGAAGCCATGCAACGTGCGGGTGGTAAGTGTGAATGGCCATACTGTAATGATAACAAGTGGTTAGAGCTAGCACACATACAAGGCATAGGAATGGGTGGGAACCCTAAAAGAAAGTTCGATATTAATAACGTATGTATTTTATGTAAGCATCATCATGATGTATATGATGGAAGACAACGTGTAGGTGCAAGTGTAGCGTACAGAGAATTGTTAATAGGATATCTTCAAAGAGAAAGATTATCTATCTAATTTTTTCCAGTTCTTTTTAGCTATTTTTTTAACAGATTTATTTCCAAAAGGATTGTAAGGTTTTACACCACCTGGTAACAGTCCCCCAGCAGCAGCATCTACAGTTACATATGTATTATATGCAAGTTTAGCTGTGTTAGATACAGCAGAAATAACATCTCTATTAGTTTGTTTAATTGCTTTACTTAAGTTACTAACAGGTTCTTTACCTTTATAATTAGTACTATCATTTGTAGGAATATATTTATTACCTCCAAAATCTTGCATTAAACCAATCATATTTTCTAAACCTACTTTATCTTTAGCTTCAGCAGCAAATTTTTTATGTTGTTTAACACGCTTTTTAAGCTCGTTTTGTCCTAAACCAACAACACCTTTACCAACCATTTCATTGTATCTACTCATTAATATTTTCCAAGCTATAAACATTACGCTCATCAATCTTTGGAGCAGCAACAGCAGCTTGTACGCTATGTACTAATATCTGACCATCACTTTTACCATGAGCTAACGGTTCTTGTACTAATCCATAATCAACAAAAGCATTATGATTAGTTATTTTTTCAAAATTTAATCCAGCTTCTACAATAGACTCTTCATCTTTGTTAGCTAAATCCATTTCATGTTTGTTATGATAATGTCCAGGCATACTAACTCTTTGTTATTTGTTTCTTAGCGTAAGTTTTAATTACTGCTAATGCGGCACCACCACCAGCAAGTGCAGCAAGCTGTAAAGTTTCAGCTTCAACACCGACTAATGGAGCTACAGTTAGCGCACCTATAAAGGCTTCAATAAATGTCCAAGCTGTACGCTCAATCATATCTTTAAGTTCTTCACTCATCTTATACTCCCATGTATCAGACCAAGGTGTCCACCATA